CGGAAATTGAAGCAATGGAATGTATTCAAAGGTGCAGTTACATAGTCAATAACAACGAATCCTTTGAGTTTTTAAAAGCACAAATAGATATGATCGTTAAAATGATTGATTAGGGGGTTGGATAATGGCTTACGATGAAAACTGCCGATACTGTGGAGAACAAGCAAAACATCATCATCATAAATTTGAAAAGGGTATGGGTGCGCCGAAAAAATACAAATACATGGATAATTATATAAACCTAGCTGATGATAGTTACTTGTGTACCGGCTGCCACAAAGATACACACGCACACCCACACGAAGGCAAAGACCTTCAAATGAAAGTTGAAGCATACCTAACATTTAAGAAGATATTCTTCAAGCCATATTATAACCCATACATTATCCAAAAGCTATTGAGATATAACCCTATACAGCTAAGAGGACTTCTTAAGAGTATGACACCTAAAGGCGACCAATATTCAAGTGAAGATATAATCCTTAAGTTGTGCGGCGGAAGTATAGACGAGAAGATACTTGCGGAGGTGGGCGAATGATATTAGCAATTGATCCGGGAAGTGTAGAATCAGCTTATGTGCTGTTAGATAAAAATCTTAAAGCTATAGATTTTGGGAAACTACCAAATGAAGAAATGAGAAATAGAATTAAGCTCAAATTCTTTATGCCAGACTCATTAAAACTTGATATAGCAATAGAGATGATTGCGAGCTATGGAATGCCAGTTGGCGCAGAAGTTTTTGAAACTGTTAGATGGATAGGGAGATTCCAAGAAGTTGCATTTCCTAAAGAGGTGAAATTCATCTATCGCAAAGATGAAAAAATGAACCTATGCCACACAATGAAAGCTAAAGACAGCAATATAATTCAAGCCTTAAAAGATAGGTTTGGAGATAAAGGCACTAAAAAGAATCCCGGTTGGTTTTATGGATTCAGTAACGATGTTTGGCAAGCTTATGCCGTAGGGATAACCTACTATGACTTATACATACGAGGTAAACAAAATGAAAGCTAAATATGAATCAAGTTACGATGATTACTTCCCTGAAGAATCAGCAGAGTATTACAACTTAGTATTAGCATATGCAAAGCTAACTGATGAAAACCATGTAGGAGCATTACAAATAAGCCAAAAGGCTTTAATACTAGCAGATAGATATAACACCATAGGAAATGATGCAGCGAAGTTAGATAGCATAAAGATTGGTAATAAATCAGATCGTCAGAAGTTCTTTTATGGCAGATACAGATTATTAAGGGAAGTGCATAACCACGCAAGAATGATGTGGAGAGATGCAAATGAGAACAGTAAAAATTATGGGAAAGGGGCGGTTTAAATGAGAGGTAAATGTGCAAAACAAGAAACTATTGCAGTTATAGAAAATAATGGTCAGTATTGGACTGGGTCAAATTGGTGCGAAAATGCACAAGAAATATGTCCTAGAAGTGATATGCCAACGGGAATCGGATACGAACTATGCAAAACAATATGCAAGCAAAATAATCACGCAGAAGTTGATGCTTGTATAAATGCTAGAGAAAACGCAGATGGAGGTACGCTTTATTTGATAGGGCATACATATTGCTGTGATAATTGCAAAAAGGTTATGAAACAACATGGCATAAAAAAAATTATAATAGGCAGAACCCCATTCGAGAAGAGGGATAAGTGATGAAGTTCATAGATATGTTCTCCGGCATCGGCACTGTAAGAATGGGATTTGAACAGGCAGGACATGAATGCGTTTACTCAATAGAATGGGATAAACACAAAAGGGGGATTTACAATGTTATTTTCGGTGAAGAACCACGGGGGAGAGATATTAGGACAGTACGAGCAAATGAGCTTCCTAGAGCCGACATATGGACATTTGGCGCACCTTGCCAGGACTTCTCAATTGCAGGAAGGCGAGAAGGACTTGAAGGAGATAGAAGCAGCCTTATTAGAGAAGTATTTAGACTCGTTAGGGAAACTAAAGAAGAACATAGACCCGAATGGCTGCTCTATGAAAATGTTAAGGGAATGCTTTCATCAAATAAAGGATTTGACTACCTCGAAATACTCTTTGAAATGGAGTCGCTTGGGTACGATATCGAATGGCAATTGCTCAACTCAAAAGATTTTGGAGTACCCCAAAATCGTGAGAGAGTGTTCACTATCGGACATTCTCGAAGATATGGTGAAAGAAAAGTATTTCCTATCAGATGACGTTGTGGAAAAGCTTATATGTAAGGCGGAAAACAGTGAATATAAGAATCCTCAAGCAAGATATAGGCCACAAATTGGTGATGGGTCGTATGCACTCAGAAGTCAAGAATTTGTTAGAACCGGGTTTTCTAATGAATGTCTTACACTTTCCGCAAGGGATTATAAAGATCCAAAATGTGTATGCGTAGGAATGCTGGATATACCGGGGCAAGAAAATATTAGGAGAGTATATGATACAGAAGGTATAGGTCCTTGTTTGACAACAATGGAAGGAGGTAACCGGCAGCCAAAAGTATTAATTAAAGAAAATACGAAACAAGGTTATGTCGAAGCATATGAGGGTGATGGAATTAGACTTGACCATATAGGCGGCACAACTGGTAGGGCGAGAGTACAGCCACAAAGAAGCAACACTCTGACAACCGGGGACCATGCTGGAGTAATAGATAAAGGCTTTAAAATACGGAAGTTAACACCTAAAGAATGCTGGAGGTTGCAAGGGGTAAAAGACGAAATAACAAATCGAGTAATGGCTGCAGGAATATCAGATACACAAATGTATAGGGGAGCAGGAGATGCTTGCACAGTTAATGTGATATATGAAATAGCTAAAAGATTATAAAGGGGTGAAAAATTATGTCCCAACACGATAATAGATATTATTTGGAGTTGGACAAAAGATTCAACGGTTCAAAACTAGACTATGACGAGGTCACAAACGGTCATATAACAGCAGATAGAGAGAAGATATATATAAGGTACTGTGACGGCAAACGTTGGTTAAAAAGACTTGTAGACCTTACAGAGATAGTCTGCATAGTAGGTGCTGCACATAAGTTTAATATATGTTAGGAGGGGTTAGATGATTATACAGAATTATAACGACCTATGCCTAGAGATAGAGGGATTAGAACTCAGAATAGACGATATACATACGAGTATCAAATATAATCAAGACTTATTACATGGCAATTGTCCAAAGGAAATGAAAGGCATGACATATAGCGATATGCCAAAGGGTTCAGCTAATTATACAAGTATTGATAGAATATTTGAAACCATAAGCAAATTAGAATCGCACTTGTACTTAGCAGAGGAAAACCTAAAGAGTAAGAGAAAGTCAAAGAAGGATATAGAAGGGGTAATGGCTCGCTTAGAAGGGGTTGAGAACAAAGTATTTTACCTTAATAGGATAAAAGGTATACCATTGATAAAAGTAGCTGAAGAAATAGGTTATTCAGTAAGACAGACAGAAAGAATATCGGGGGAAATAAGCAAATTATGTAAGGAAGAAGCAGTATAATCTTGTCGGTGGTATGTCGGTGACACCTTGAAAATCCTATGATACTATGATATTAGGGAATTGTTCCCAAACACATCGACACCCCTCGATTGTTTAATGATCAAGAAGGCGCATCAGAAATGGTGCGCTACTTCTTTTTAGAAAAGGTCGTGCAGGCGGTGACAATTTGAAAAGCTACAGACCTGCATAATGGGAATTGTGAGATAGGTGCCTTGTGCGCCTGGAGTGGCACCCATTACATAAAATTATGAGGTGAGTATATGGAAAAAATCATAGAAACCCTAAAAGACTATCAAAGAAAATTAATAGATAATAAACAACTTGACATATCTCGTAGATGCCTTATACAAAAGGCATTATTAACCGCAGAAGAAGAATTAACATATGCTAATAAGCTATGTAAAACAAATAATATAAAGCTGGGTGATTAAATGGAAGGTTGGCTTATAGATGCTCTGGAAATGAGAGAAGTAAATAAGGATATAAGCATAAAAGAAATTGAAAAAGCTCTCAACGTTCCATATAAAACAGTGCAGCAAGGACTTTATAGATATGACCATCCAAAGGAAGGCAAAGAAGAACCAAAGCCAAAGTACGAAGAACAAGACAAAGGCTATACAATTTACTACGGACAAAAACAAAGACATAAGGTATATATAACCTTTGAGGATTTAGAAGAAGCCTTTAACCTATACTGTATAGCACACCTAACACTCAATCAAGTATCACTTAAAATGAATCTGACTCGCAGAGAATTTTATGCTATTAAAACAGCGTTTGATATGACTAAGAGTAGTATGCCATTTACACCAAAACAACTTGATTATTATACTGCTGATGAAATAGCAGAGAAATGCAGGATAAAGAAAAAGCAATATGCTTTAACTAAGATAGAGCAAAATAAAAATAATGACATAGAACATCGTATCAAGCAAATGGATACAGTTGACTTTTGGCATAAAGAACTTTGCAAGTCTGTCAATCAAATAGATGCAAAGCCATACAGCATAAGCAAGGTAAAAAGAAATATTGATGAATTATATATAGCCTACATAGCAGATGTACACGCAGGTTTAGAGGTAGACAATTACTTCAACCAATACAATATAACTATTATGAATGAAAGAATGTCAAAACTAGCACAAAGCATTATAGATAATGTACCAAATAAAACAATCTATCTTGCTGAGCTAGGAGATACAGTACATGGCATTATACACGGCTCAACACAAAAGTATAGTGCATGGGTAACAGATGCCACTACAGAGGTTATAAAGGCATATGAACAGCTATTCTTGACATTGATTAGCGCAGGATTTGAAATAGATTTTGCAAAAGTAAATGGATCTCACGAATCAGTTGAGAAAGCCAAGCAAGAACGCACAGAAGAAGAAAACTTTGGCAATATAATATTTGATATGCTGCAATGGAAGTATGAGAAGTTTAAAATGATACACTTCATACCTAAATTAAAAGGACTTAATATGTGTATCTTGCCTATATTTGACTACAGCACGTTGCTACTGCATGGAGATAATGCCGGAATAAGCAAGTTAAAAGAAGTTGATAGGCTATTCAGAGAACACAATGTCAAGGAAGTAAACGCAGGACATAAACATCATAGAATAGTTGAGGATTACAATGGATTAAATATATTTTTCAATGAGCCTTTTTGTGGTACAGACCAATATGCCGGCAATGGATTAATGAGTAGTGGATTTGGTACCAGGTTAGTACAGTACACCAGGGAAGGCAGAGGTACAGAACAATTAATTAGATATTAGGAGGGGTAATAATGAATATACCAAAAAGACCAGAAGGAAACGCATGGTATCAAGACCCTTTGGGATGGGCTATATTTTTAGTAGGTTTAACACTAATGATTACAATAGCAGCATGGTAGGTTATAAGAAAGTATTGATAATACAACAGTAGGATATTAAACACATACAAGAGATATGTGAATATATAAAGTTAATGCGAGGTGTATCCAGCCTCTAAAAATGGAAGTTTTAATGCATATAAAGTTTAGGAGTAACGATTGAAAGAGTCGTGCGGGATAACTTCTGCAAGGTGGGGGCAGGAGATAAATAGGAGGGGTAGATATGGATATAAAGATAAAGCATAAAGAAGTAGATAAGAAGGCAGAAATCGATAAACTGTTTAAAGAGTTGGCAGATCCATGCAATAAAATAAACCTAAATTGTCAAACTGGATTAGCCAATTTGGTTGATGCTATATATAAAGAAGAGAGTAAACAGATAGAGAGTGTAGAGATAAGCAAATATCCAAGCCTTATAAAAATGGTATTAAAAACAGATGGTAAGTTATTAGGAATAAATATAGTAGCGCTAGGTAAGATAATGGCTGTAAGTTATACTAAATCTGAGCTAGAACAATATATTAATACACTACAGTTAGTACATAGTAAAATGGAGTAGGTGAGAGATATGGCAGCAAGGATAAAACAACGCATTGTAGATTGGACGAAAGAACAAAGAGTAATAATGATAGAGAAAAAGCATTTAATTGATAGACCAATAGCAAAATGGAGTGCATGAGGTGAGTACAATGGCAAGACCAACTAAATGGATTGAACTTAATATGGATGATAAGCTTGATTCGGTTAGAGGGTGGGCTAAGAATGGATCTACTGATGAAGATATAGCAAAGATGCTAGGGATAAGCACGGCTTTATATTATCAATGGAAAAAAGAGAAGATAGAGTTTATGGAGGCTATAAAAAAGGGAAAAGAAGTTGCTAATGGTGAATTACTTAATAGTGCCTTTACACAGTCTGTAGGCTTCTTCTATAAAGAACAGCAAACGTTTAAGGTAAAGGATTATAAGCTATTTGGCGATGAATTAAAGCAAATAGAAAGGCTTGAAACTGTAGAGGTTGAGAAGTTTAGTCCTCCTAACCCTACAATGAACATATTTATGTTGAAGAATAGATTGCCTAGCGACTACAGAGATAAGCATGAGCTTGATGTAGATGCAACAATGAGCATTAAAATAGAGGGTGAAGTTAAAGAGTGGGCGAAATAATGCATAGTATGCAATAGATATTAACTTGTATAATAGAATAAATATACAACACAATGAAAGAATATGCATAATTCAAGTAAAAAGTGCCAAAAAAGACGCCTTTATATATTGCAAACTGTATAAAGTTATGAAAATATTGCGCGAAAGGTTTTTTTCGCGACAAGTTTAGGTGATACAATGCGATCAATTAAAATAGAACCATACCCAAAGCAAGTAGTATTCTTTACCTCTACTAAAAGATATATAGCTTATGGTGGAGCTCGTGGCGGTGGTAAAAGTTGGGCAGCAAGAACAAAAGCTGTGCTATTAGCTTTAAACTACTCGGGCATACAAATTATTATACTCAGAAGAACATTGAAAGAGTTGAAAGAAAATCATGTATTACCTTTAATGATTTTACTTGACGGAGTGGCAAAGTATAACGCGCAAGAAAAAGAGTTTATATTTCCAAATAAAAGCAGGATATTGCTAGGCTATTGTTCTGCTGAATCTGATGTATTACAATACCAAGGGCAAGCATATGATGTTGTATTTTTAGAAGAAGCTACACAATTTACAGAGTTTCAATTTACAACAATGACAGAAAGCAATCGTTCTAGTGGTATGATGAAGGAAAGATTTACTCCTAGAATGTATTTTACATGTAACCCTGGTGGAGTTGGTCATGCTTGGGTAAAAAGATTATTTGTAGATAAAGACTATAGGAACAAAGAAAACCCTAACAACTATGATTTTATACCATCTACAGTATATGACAATGAGTTCCTAATGACTAACAACCCTGAGTATGTTGAGAATCTTGAAAACCTTCCTGAGATGCGTAAAAGAGCAATGTTGTATGGGGATTGGGACGCATTTGAAGGTCAATACTTTGATGAATTTGATAGAGATATTCATATAATAGATCCTTTTGCAATACCTGACGAATGGCGAAGATATATCACAATAGACTATGGACTTGATATGTTGGCAGCTTACTTTATAGCAACAGATACTCACAATAAGGCCTATGTATATAAAGAGATATATCAAAGTGGTTTAATTATATCTGATGCAGCTAAGAAAATTAAAGAAATGATTAACGAAAAGATATATGAGATATTTGCTCCGCCTGATTTGTGGAATAAAAGGCAAGAAACAGGCAAGAGTGCTGCAGAGATATTTGGTGACAATGGAGTATGGCTAGTAAAAGCTAATAATGATAGGGTGCAAGGTTGGTATAATCTGAAAGAGTGGTTAAAACCTTACGAGGATGAACAGAGCATAAAGACAGCCAATCTAGTAATAACTAAGAATTGTGTAAACCTTATAAGAACACTACCACAATTGCAATGCGATCCTAAAGACCCTAATGACACAGCAAATGAACCTCACGAACTGACACACGCACCCGACGCAATACGATATTGGACTTCTGGCAGACCAACACCAACGAGAATAATGGAGCCGAAACCGGCGGATAAATTAATAGATAAACTACAGCCTAAACCTAAAATAAAGATGTAGGAGGGTAATATGCCAACATATCCTTATAAATGCCCTAAATGTGGCGAAATAGAAATTGACAAGAAAATGAGCGAGCCGGAAGTGGAGAAATGTCCTAAATGTGATAGTGATATAAAAAGGATATTCACACCGACAAAGTGGTTCGATTTTGAAGGTGCTTATGGAAATGGAAATAGGTTTTAAGGTGCAGTGATGCATCTTTTTATTTTGCAAAGGAGTTGATACAGTGGGCAAAAAGTTAGCAGAAAGAATAAAGAAAGCAGTAAGTGCATTAACCGATGGAGTAACCAAAGCAGGTAATATATATGATTACTCTTCTAAAGAAGGTAGAGAAAGAACAGTAACATTCTTATATGACTATGCTAAGACATACCGCACACAATGGGTTGAGCTATGGAGAATGTATGACGATTATGTAGAAGGTAAGCATAAAACACAGTTAGAGATACAAGAATCATGTGAAAAAGCCGGCATACCTTGGATTCCTGCAATAATTCCTGACCCTTGGATTCAAGTAGAAAGTCAAATAATACCCGATATACCTGACTTTGAATTCAACGGCCGTGATGATGATCTAGACAGTCAAAAGGCGAAACAAAGAGAATTTGTAGTTAAGTATGTAGTAGAAAATAACAAGCTTAATGCTATGAATACCATGAATGAACGTAGATTAAATAAGCTTGGCAATGCTTTTTGGAAGGTTGCTTGGGATGGAAGAAAAGAAGCACCTGGAAAACATGGAGATATAGTAATTGGGGATCCTGATTGCGCAACAATATTCCCTGACCCTGCAGCAATAGACATAGACGATTGCGAATTTATTGATTATGCCTACAGAGTACACAAAAACAAAGCTGCTAGGGCATTTAGAGAAGAACTTAAAGCGCTTGAAATTACAATTAATGAAATAGGACTAGATGGGAACCATTCAGATACACAAATATATAACTCCAAGGTGCATGAGTTGGACGATGATACAGTACAAATTATAGAACATTGGTTTAGACAGCTAGAAGATGGCAATGACACTTATGAATATGAAATATTCGACGAACTAAGAGGAAAGCCATACACAGTAAGTCAAAAGGTTAAATATGAAGCAGGGGACATTGCTTGCTCGATACTTATAAACGATACAGAAGTTAAATACATCCCTAAGTATTGGATAAAGACAGGTAAACAAAATAAGATGTACCCATTTGTTAAGTACTGCAAGATACCTGATGAAAACAACTTTTGGGATAAATCAGAATTAAAGCCTATATTAGATTTGGTAGATGCTGCTGACAGAGAACTTGCAATCGCACTTCTAAATGATGCTTTTATGGGTAATGACATAATCATATCAGAGGAAAATGCTTTTGCTGATGATGGAACACATGAAAATAGACCAGGCGCAGAATGGAAAATGAAAACAGGCATGCTTAATTCAGTAAGAAGATTAAGCGGACTAGGTCAACCAAGTAACAGACTAGAAATGATTAACTTCCTCCGTGGGGTTATCCAAGAAACAGTAGGAAACTTTGACAGCGCACAAGGTAAAGAGCCTGTAAGAGTAACAACAGCAAGTGGAATTGCACAACTTAACGAAAGAGCAGATGCAAGAAAGAACATCAAGAAAGCTGATAGGCTAGCAGGATTTGAAAGGCTGTATGAACTAATAGATTGGACAGCATTAGAATTCTACGATGATGATAGACTAATATTTATTGGTGTCAAGGATGATGAAACAAGAGCCAAGTTTAGCCAAGGCTTGCAAGGCATTGAAGGTCTACCAATGAATTTAGACATTAATCAAGGACCCGTAATATTCAAATTCAACTCCGATAAAATGAGAGTACTTGACAATGACACGACAGAAACGGCAGACGAAGCACAATACTATTATCCTCGTGTAGATGCTGTAGTTAATGCAGGAGATGGACTAAATAAGTCAAAAGCATTTACATTGGCATCAACTGAAAACCTATTAAAACTCAATATAACACCACAAAATTATAAGATAGTCATAGCAATGGTAGATATAATGGATTTGCCGAATAGAAAAGAGATAAGAGAGCATTTAGAAACAATGTATGCTCCGCAACCTCCACAGCCTGCAGTCGAAGAAGAACAACCTTTGAATGTTGATGATATACTAAGCCAATTGACACCGGAGGAAATACAGGCATTAGAAGAAAACCCAGAGTTACTTGATGATTTAATGCAGGGAGATCAAATATAGATGCAAAACTTAACCGACGAACAACTAAAAGAGATAGTTACATATTGGAAAGCAGAACTAGGTTTACAAGATTGGCGCATAGGCATAACAATATGCAGAGAAAGCGAAATGCAATTAAATGATGTAGATGGCGAAAACGAATATAGTCATCAATTAAAGACTGCGATGATAAGCATACTCGACGTTATTGATTATGGTGATCGAATCATAAAACAAGACCAAGAGAAAACCATAGTACACGAATTATTACATTGTATATTTTCTCCTATAGATACCCAAGAAATATTGCAAGATAGAATTCAACACCAAATGATAGAAACGCTTGCAAGAGCCTTAGTAAATGCAAGAAGGAGCGATAATAATGAAATGTCCACAATGCAACCTTAACACAACCATAGCCAAAACAGAATATAAAAGTGATATAGGCAGTACAGATATATTTGTCGAGCAAACTCATGTATGTACTAACTCAAAATGTGGCATGTACGCAGGAAAAGATTTAAGTAATCCATCAACAATAGTAGAAGTAACAAGAACTCAAATTAATTAATGGTATAAACTATTACCCTATATAAAATAATGGCTTAAAAACGGTTTTAGGAGGGTGTTGTCCTATGAAGAAAGTAACCAAGATGCCTAAAGGCAAATGCATGACGAAACTTAAAGAGTTAGTCATGGAAGAATACCCCATGAGAAGTGGAAGAAAGAAAAAAGATAAAAAATAAAGGAGGAATAAATATGCTATTTAAAACCACAAACGGTGTTGATGTTACATTTGATAACAATATTATAACAAATATTGATAAGGCTACTAAACCACTATTGAGTTTTGACAGCGAAGGGAATTTAATAGAGATTTGTTTTGATGGATATGAAATAAAAAAAATCTAAGCACTTGTTTTATGCGAGTGCTTTTATTATGCCTATAGATAGGCTGACCACCTTGAAAGCAAGGGAATTAAATGACCACCATGTCTTTAAACTGAGGGAGAGAAATATGGATATGTTTAAAATGAATTTGCAGTTATTCGCTGAAGAAGGCGAAGAAGTAAAAACCTTCACACAAGAAGATGTTGACAGAATAGTCCAAGAGAGAATAGCAAGAGTGAAAAAAGAGGTTCCTGAGGATTATGAGGATCTGAAAGCAATTGACGAAGAATTGAAAGCTTTTGGATATGAAGGTACTGCAAAAGAAAGGCGAGAAGCCATCAAAGCACAAAGAGAAGCTGTTGCAGAACAAACAAGAAAGCAACAAGAACTTGAAGAACTGCAACGCTTGGAGGAAGAAGATGAGTTAACTCCGGCTCAAGCAAGGAAAATGAAATCTCTTGAAGATAGCGTTAAGCAGTTATCTGAAACTATAAAAGAGATTACAAGCGAAAAGCAAAAGGTAACAGAGGAACAAAAGGCTAAAGCCAAGGCTGATGCAGAATGGCAAGAGCAAGTATCGGAAATGAACGAGACTCATCCAGATGTAGACCTTGAAGAACTCGGCAAAAATGCAAAATTTCTAAAGTTTATTAAGGGCAAGGGAATGCCATTAAAAGAACTGTATGAGGATTTTGTAGAGTTTGTAGGGGAAACAGAAGCAGAAGCCATTATAAAAGTGAAATCCAAAGATATACGCTCTACTTCAAGCGGTAAGGGTAATAACTCAGAAGGTAATTCTTATGGATTAAGCACAGAGGAAAAAGCCTTAGTTGATGACCACAACAGAAAATATCCAAAATCAAAAATGAGTTACAAAGAATATAGCGAAAACAAACGCAATTAGGAGGAATAGAGAATGAAGAAAAGATTTGAATATGCTTATGATCTAACAGGAGCTCAAACTCCAATGCTAAGATCATTTGCAATTGCCACTGGTACAGTAATAGAACTTGGTGAAATGGTGAAGTTAGTCGAAGGAAAAGTTGTTGCAATCGGTGATGCGGACCAAGACGATCCTTACCTTGGTTTAGCAGCAGAACCCCATGACGGCGCAAGTGACGGACAAAAAGGCTTGACAATTAAAGTATTCTGCTCACCTACAGCGGTTTTCAAATGTACACCTAATGTAATATCAACTGCCGACAGTGGTAATGGTACAACTTGGGTAGATGGTGAATTAGTAGCAGGTGCAGGATATGCTGATGATTTGCTAAATGGTGGATATTTGAAGCTAAAAACAAAAGCAGCTCTGTCAACATTGACTGATGCAATCGGCAAACTGTATGCAATAACTGATTTTGCAGTAGCAACAGGAACTTGCACAGGTGTATTCGCAGGAAATGTAGTGGCAGGCGATCAGGCAGTCATACTTCCTCCTGTTGGTTCTAAAGGATGGGACTTCACGGCAGCAGGCACAAACCTAGACTTAAAAGCTAATGGTGGCGAATCAGTAATCATAGTTGATGTAGATACTGACACAGAAGAAATATTCTTCAAGTTAAGACTACACACATTCGGCGCACACGTAGTTGCAATTTAATAACAATTAATCTAGGCACTCGCGAGGGTGTCTTTAATTTTAGGAGGAATGAATAATGTTTAATGAACAAACTTGGAGAGACGCGATGTACCCACTCGTTACAAAATGGTTTAACGATGAGTACAACAAAAACACAAACATAATTGAGCAGCTTATCGACGTTGAAAACACTGATAGATATGAAAAGATTAACTACGGTGTTGGCGGTGTTGGTGAGATTCCTAAGTATGACGGTACTAACCTTACTGAATTATCAAGAAAGAAAGGTTTCAAAGCTTCATACATCACAGAAGAAAAGGCTGGTGTTTACAGAATAGGCTACAAGGCAGCTAAAATGGATATGTCTGGCGAAGCTAAGAAAGCAGGTCAAGTAATGTCCAATGCATTATACATGACTGTTTTAATGGACTTCTACAGAATGTTCGCTAATGGTTTTAACTCAACATTCACAGGCGCAGACGGTAAAGCATTATTTGCTACTGACCACGCTGTTAATGATGATACAGATGAAACTTACTCAAATGCAGGAACAAGCTTATTCACAATAGCAGCGATTACAGCATCACAAACAGCAGCAAGAAGATTCAAGACTTACGATGGTCTTCCTTTTATGTGCCAATATGATGTGGTTCTCGTATCTCCCGAATTAGAGCCAAAAGCAAAAGAATTCTTCGGAAAAGAAGCTAAGTTAATTCCAGAATCAGAGCAAAACGGTGCAAATCCTGTATATGGCACAAAATACTTCGTTATGGATGGCTTCAGTGCTAAGCAGTGGGCAATCGGCGATAGTAGACTAATGAAAATGTACATGCACTTGTACTATGGCACAAAGCCAAAAGTTATACAACAAGCAGCTCCTAACCCACTAATCAGCGAATACATTCCATATGCTGACTACGTTTTGGGTTGGGATGATCCTAAGGTTGTATTCGGACACAATCCAGCTTAATAAAACATTAATAAGGGGAGCTTAATTGCTCCCTTTTATTTTTAAGGAGGTTTTCATATGTACGTTACCCCACAAAGAATGGATTCGGTTAAATCAATAGCCGGATTAGTTGCAGCAGCGCAAAGCATACCTATAAACGGAAGAACTTTTATAATATCCAACACAGGCGCACAACCATTGTATATAAACCCTGACGGAACAGCAACGGCAACAAGCTTTTTAATACCTGCCGGAGTAACATTGCCTATAGTATTTTCATGTTTAGGCAACTTATCAGTAATTTCAAACGCAACAGGAACAAGTGTATCTGTTATGTATTTAGATATATAAAGGGGTGATTAACCCATGAATTTAACTGCTTGTGATGAAAAAACTATAAAAATCATAAACAATTATTCTAACAGCGGAAATTTAATACTTGATACTGATCCTAACCAACTAGATTATTCGCTAAGATTCAGAGCATTGCAGGATACAGCACAAAAAATGATTGCTACGGTCAAGAAGATACAAAGATATTTTACAGTAGAAGAAGCTGACATAACAATAACAGATGCTTCATTCATCGAAATAGATATGCCGACAGTTTATTACCAAATGGAAAAAGTAGAATATGATGAAAAACCTGTACAGTGGAGAGCTAGAGGAAGAAATAAGATAACAGTAAACAAATTAACTACATTCCCTATTGATGTTTTTTATTTTGCTTACCCTCAAGATATAACAGATTCAACACTTGGTACTTACGAGTTTGAAATAGATACAGAAGCACAAGAAGCAATTCCTTATTATGTGGCAGCACATATGCTTATGGATGAAAGCAACCTGTATGCAACGCTGTTAGGAATATACAACAATATGCTTGCCAACCTTGATACCAAGATAGCAAACTCACCTAACGGAGTGCAAAATTCATTATTCTCAGCCACTGCAAAAAAATTATTCTAAGGAGGGGATATAATGTATAAACCTATGCCAATACCACAAATGCAAGATATCCCTCCTGATGAATGGAGAATACCACAAATAGACGGTGGTGTATGCTATGAGGATTTAGAGTTTAAGTTACTTGATAATCAATCTCCTTACATGAAAAATATGTGGTACAAAGAAAAGGTACTAACTAAAAAACCCGGTCAAGAATACATGCCAGGTACTTCGTTATCAGCAACATTAATCATACAATCAATCAACTATGACGGCGATATAATCTTTCATAGTGGAACTAAGCTATATAAGAAGGTCATAGCAACAGGACTAGAAACAGAATTATTGAGCGGACTGCCTACAACAAAGGGCAGTTTTGTTATTTTCAACGATATTTTATACTATATCAACGGACTATGGACCAAATATGACGGAACAACTGCAAGTGTAGTAATCCCATATAACCCAATAGTGGTAATCAATCGTACTCCAACTGGCGGTGGTGATGTAAATGAAAACTACAACCGATACGGCGCAGGATTTATTACATGGTTTAATGGAGATAACACAGCAGTAAATTATACATTACCTCAATCAATGTTAGATGCAACAATCGTAATAATTACAGTAGGCGGAGTTAATAAGATTGAAGGTGTTGACTTTACAGTAAATCGTACAACTGGGATAGTAACATTCTCTGCAGCTCCGACAACAGGACAAAACAATGTAATTATAACAGCATTTAAAACTGATGCAGCTGAGATTAATAAAATCAAGAATTGCAAGTTTGCAACAACCTTTGGTGGGGATAACAACACAAGAGTATTCCTCGGAGGAAATGGAACGAGCGAATATTATTGGAGTGGTTTACAAGACCCTTCATACTTCCCTGATGATAACTATAATCTGACAATCAGCGGTGAGCCTATATCTCAATTCGGCAAGCAATACGGCATATTGGCAGTGTTTACTGAAAGGTCAATGGATAGGATAGAATATTTGCTCGATATAGATGGAGTGTATTTCCCTGCTAAACAAATAACCTCTGCAATTGGTTGCGACATGCCTTGGACAATTCAAGTAATAGACAATAGGCTTGTATGGGGTAATACTTATGGCGGAGTTTATACCCTTGTTTCTACGAATATCCTTGATGAAAGAAACGTGCAGCCGATAAGTAGAAATATAAACGGAACAACAGCAAGACCGGGTTTAATGCAGGAAACTAACCGACAAAATGCGGTAAGCGTAGACCATGACGGAAGATACTGGCTATGTCTTAATGGAAAAGCTTTTGTGTGGGATTATACATTATCTCCTTATGTTTATAGTGGAAACCCTAGAGAAGATGCAAGACGATTAAGCTGGTTTTACTTTGACAATATCAATGCAAGTACATTTGTGTATGACGATATCAATTTATACTATGGTGAAACAGGTAAATTTGTTAAGTTTACAACTGATTATAAAGATTTTACGGATCCAATTGATGGTATATGGAGAAGCGCAGTAAAAGACTTTGACATAATTGATTACTTAAAAGATATAATAGAAGTCCACTTTACAACAACCGCCAATATAGGAGCTGAAATAACAATAACTCACTACAGCGAAAACGGACAAATAGCATCTTCATTTACAGTGCCTAAATCTAAGGTTAAAACCTTTAGTTGGGCATTTTTTGATTGGGCGAATTTCACATTTGCATCATTGAAATATGCTACTTCTATCCGTAACAAAACAAAGATAAGGAACGTGCTTTATTATCAGATAGAGTTTAGAAACAACAATCTCAATGAAAACCTTTCAATCACTGACTTGTTAGTAAAATACAAGCGTGGCAAAAAAGTTAAGTAAGGGGTGATTATATGAATTTAACCCCTAGAAGAATGATTGAACTAGATAAGATAATTAAGGCTTCTATGCGCGGAGAACTTTCAGTCGAAAAACCAATAACAACAAAGCAATGGTATGTATTGATAAGGTATTCAGAAGACGGATCCACCTTCAATAATACAACAAGTTTTGATTGGTCAAAGTTCACATGGGATTCGTTCACTTTTGCAGGATTCAGCAATACACCAGGAAAGTATATGGGTGTTTTAGTAACTGATACCCCTAGCCAAGGTGATATTTTTAGTAATTACACATGGAAACAAATCGAAGGAGAGCAAGGCATTCAAGGACTTAAAGGCGAAACCGGAAGCCAAGGTTTAAAAGGTGATGTTGGAAGTCAAGGAATACAAGGTATTCAAGGGCCAAAGGGTGATGTTGGAAGTCAAGGGATACAAGGAGTAAAAGGCGACACTGGTTCACAGGGCATACAAGGAATGCCTGGGACAACAGATTACGCGCAATTAATAAACAAGCCAACTATACCCGTGCAAATGGTTTTGAGTGGTTCTGCATTACCAACAGCAAATGCGACATACAGAGGGAAAATATTCACCGTATTAGGCGGTACAGACATAGCTGACAAGCATTATATTTGCGGTAAAAACGCAGATAACACATATTCGTGGAAACCAATTACAGGCTTTAGTTGGTAAGAAAGGAGAAATAAAATGGATTTTGCATATTCAAAGGATTTAACTAATCCAGTAGACTACCCAACTGTTCCTGCTGGCGAACCGGCAGCGAGACAACAATTTATGGATTTATTTAATGAAATAAAAGATGCACATAATGCACATGCTGCCGAAATACTGCATATGAGAAGATACCCACTTATACTACCGGAGATAGACGATACAGCTAGAATGCAAAGAGCCTTAGTAGCTTCACAAAATAAAATACTTATGCTTGAAGAAGATGAAAACTATAATATAAGTCAAACCTTGCTTTTGCCTACAGGGTGTAGAATATTTGGACAATACGCAACTATTACCAACAATATAACTACTCAAGACATGGTGTTTCATATCAAATACTCAAACTGTGCTATATGTGGTATTAATATTGTAAACACTGTAAATAACATAGGAATAACCCTTGCTGAATCTTCTTACAATGGCTCTGCAATAGTAGTAGGATATGACACAAACGTAGATACAATTTACAATACTGTTATTGATGGCGTAACTGTCACAAATGGGATCGAAAACGTATCAGGCATTATATTAATGGGGAAAGTTGAAAATGCCGAGGTTAGAAATTGTGTAGTTGATGGAGATTTTCTCACATCTTTTCACGTTGAGTGGAATGGTGTTTCTGTTATTAGTCCAAAAAATGTTACGTTTACAAAATGTATAGCTCAAAATAATACCCATACTGACAGCTATGCTTACTATATCTCGGGAGCAGTTGGTGTCAATTTAAAACAATGCATAGCTAAAAATGTTGTTAGCGGAGTAATGCTCTATTGCGGTGATAACGGAGCAGAAACGGGCACAGAAATTGTATATACTTTAGACAATAGTTCTATACTTAATTTCACAGGCTATGGAGTTTCTATCAAAGGAACGAATATAGCACAAACAATTGCCCGTTATACAGGTGTAAAAATTGATAATTGCAATATTAAGGGCTTAAGCAATGGTGCAGCAGCAGTAACAGAAGGAATACGCATTTTCATAAATGATGGTGGTATATCTATTACAAATAATAAAATTGAAACAGTGAATAAAGGTATTAGATGTGACCCAAGTTCGGGGATAGATATAAGTCATAATGAATTTGACGATATTTACGAGCAAGCTATTAAAGCAACTTCCTTTAAACGTGGTTGGATAAAAGACAATATATTTAAAGATGTGTCAATCGTTGGTAATACAACAGCCGATCACGTTAATATATACTTAACTTATAATTCTGACGATAATGAAATATGTGGCAATAAATTTGGCTATGCAGGGCAAACGATTAGACCATTTGCTCACATTTATTTATTTAGAGATGCAAATGCCAATAATCTATCACAAAATAACAATATCCACGATAACAGTTTCTACAAGGCAGAAATTGGTTTTAGCATCATTAATGGAACATCGGCAGATAATCTAGTATTAAAAACCTATATTCACAGTAACAAACCGATATCAGGAGATGCTATTTCAACGGGCGCATACGTTTATACAACGCAAGGAACTTCGCTCGTAATTTATGGTGGTGCTATGCCTACAAGTGGCACGTGGACAGCTAAAGATTATGTAGTTAATATGTTCTCTACTATAGCAGGAACAGCAGGAAGTAAATACACTTTAGATGGATGGAAAAGAATTACTACAGGTAGCAACAATGTGCTGAATGTGGATTGGGTAGAAGATAGGGCATTAACAGGTGCATAATCAGATTACACAACATAAGAGAGGATTTCCTCTCTTTTAATTTACTCTAAAAAGGAGTGATAATATGGCAAAAAGGCAAGATGCAGATGCATATAGCAGAGAAGAGGAATTGTTGGCAGGGGCAGCATCGAAACCATTTTCAGCAGGTAGCCAAAGTGGAGTATTTTACGATTATAACAACCCATTAGTAAAACAACTTCAAGAAATGCAAAGCCAAGGCAAGAGTTACAATGAGTTACAATCATATTTTAAAGCTAACTCTAAACCACAAGCAACTCAAATATTTAATAATATGAATGAAGCATACAGCGCGAATGGTTATGACCCCACAAAAGTGGTCAACTCGCCAACTTCGACGCCTGCTTCAAATAATTTAAGGTCGGCAATATCAAATAATCAACAAACTAATGGCACTACAGCACAACCCACATCAACTAATCCGAGAATAGCAGCATTAAAAGCTCAACTACAACAACGAATTGCACAAAGACAACAACAGTCACAGCCTTTGCGTAATCAATCCGAAGTAACAAAGGCACAAGATTTGCGAGCTGTACTTGAACGTAATGCAAATATGGGTTACAGCAATCCTATTGGTCGTTCAAATGCACTCCAAAGCCAAATAGCAGGAGAAAACAGACTAAATGACATTAACCTAGCTGAGCAAAATGACATAAGCAATATCGAAACAGAGGGAATTATTCAAGAAAGCCAAATAGAAGCAGAAGCATTAAGGCAAGCAATTGCAGATCAACAGAGAAAAGATGATATTGCAAGAGAAGATGCTAAATATAACACAGATTTAGCTTTAAGATTAGAAGATAGAAATTATAACAGGAATCAAAATGCTAACGAAACTGAGTACAACAGAACACAAGACGCACTACAACAAACTCAGAACGATAAAATGTTTGAGCAAACACAATTACAACAGCAAGCAAAATTAATCGCACAAGCTAATTTCAACAATATTCAAGGCTATATAAACACGCTAGCACCTAATGACCCGATAATTCCATACTTGCAAGCAGAAAGGCAACAAAAAGTATTAGACGCAGAAGCTAAATTCCAACAACAGGGTATAATTACTCCTGACTTGGCACCCATACTCAATAAACCAGTAGGAACTATGACACCTCAATATGAACAAAATCAAAAAATACTACAAGCAAAAGCAACAGATGCACAAATTAAGGCTGAAACAGACTTGGCTTGGGATAAATGGACTAAAAATGCACCATTAACAGCTAGAGAATATCAATTAATCAATGTTGATCCTGGAGTTAAATATGTACCACCAAAGAATACAACCCCTGTTCAAAAATCTTCAAGCGGTAGCAGTGATCCATACACTTTAGATTGGAAAAAGTAAGGAGGGTTTTATAATGCCAACAACAGAACAAGCAAAAATGGCTTGGAATCATGGTAGAAAAAGCGAAAAACATTATAATGCCCTTACTACAGAGCAAAAATCTGCATTTTGGTATTATGGCAGAGATAACGGATTAGTCGACAAAAACAATCTAGGGGACTTCCAAAAGTCTGAGTACGATAGATATGTATTTAAAAAAGAATTACAGTATGCTCCGAACGTCTATAAAAATAAAGACTATGGCACAACAGAGCTAAAAGCTAATAAAGATAACCTATCAAGAGATTTAAAGGCTGATAAATACGCAGGATATACTGGACCAACTGTACCACTAGATAAAAAATACACATTCCCCGATAACAAACTTACTCCTACACAAAATAGGCTTGAAACTGCTAAGATAGTCTCGAAGTTAACTCCTGCACAAAAGGAAGTGTATGCAGATTCACAGCCAGAGCCTTTATCTATACCAAAGCAATCTACTAAAACATTAGTTGTAGGCAAAGGGAAAAAGGTTACAGTAACACCGCAGGCTAAAATTGCTCCCAAAGACCTAGTAAAACCCGAAAACGGATTACTAAAAGCAGTAGGAACAGGCGCAATGGCTGTAGCCGATGGATTTAACAATGTACTGCAAACCATACCTACAATTGCAACTCGTGGCGGTCAAGGTGTAGATATAGCAAAAGCTAACGGACAAAATCAATTACTTGGCGCAATTAAAGGAATAGGCACAGGCATAAAGGATTCGGTGACAGGCAATGTAGTTACAAATACAGAATCAATTGAGCAAATAGCACCTAAAACCACAGCAGAATTAAAAGCTAAATATCCTAAAGCCTATAATGTAGCATCTACACTTGCTGAATTTGTAGGAGTTGATGATGTTATAGGGTTAGGTATTATATCAGACATAGCAAAGGTTAGAAAGTTAAATGATTTACCGACTAGTACAAAGGCATTGAATGAATTGTTTAGCAAGATTAAGACTAATGCACCTTTGACAGTGGCAGAACAAGCGATAGTAAAAGAAAATCCTGATCTAATTAGCATAATAAGAAAAGATTTAGGAATAGAAAGTGGCATAGATAGTTTAAAGACTTCAAGAGTGGTTGACGATGCAGTTCCACAACCAATTATAAAACCACAATCAAATGTATTAGAAATGCCTAAGGTTGAAGTAAAACCTCTGGCAAACACTAATGTATTGCCATCGCAACAAAACGTGCTTAAAAAGGCCGTAGGTGATTCGGTGACTAGTGGCGGTGATGAAGTTGCTGCAACTGTAATGAAAGAAGTACCAAAGACTAAGCCACGAAGGGTATCTAACAATGTTTATGAACTTCAAAGAACTATTACAGAATTAGAAACTACAGGACAGACAGCAAATCCATTATATCAAGAAGCTAGAACACAACTTGACGAAGTATCTAAGCTATACGATAACACTTTGAAAAATGCCAACTTTTTAACCGATGTAGAAAAGAAAGCGTTAAATGTAGAGGACTTCACTTATGACATTAAATCTGAACTTGAAAGCCTTGCAAATGCACGCAGGAGAATATCAACTAATCTCAATGGCGAAATCCAAAACCTTTACACCAAGCAAGCTTATACTGGAGAAGATTTTGACACAGCTATGGAAATACTGAAAGATAAATTTTTAAATGAAGCAAGACAAACAGGAAATTATTCACAAGTTAGAGATTGGCTACAAAATATTCGCAAATTCTCTACAGAAGCAGGCCGGGCAGTGCAAGCGCACGCAAAGTATAGTAAAACTCCCGAAGGCATGGCAACGGCAGCACAAAGAATGGTTGACAAGGCAAATGATGCCTTAAGAAAACAAAACCCTAAGTTGTATGAGCTTAAAAAAGCCAAAGGCGAACTGCAAGAACTTGCTGACAATGATATTAAAGACATTATCACAGGCATGGAGAAATATGAGCAGTTACCCGATGGATGGGATAAACAAGCAGAACTTGCAAAAGTACAAAAGCTTATAGCTGACAAATTGCCTCCTACTATGATTGACAAATATAAAGGCATACAAAGAATAGCTTTTTTATTGAATCCTAAAACACTGTTTACAAGAAATGGATTAGGAAACCTAGTATTGCAATCAGCAGAAACTATAAAAGATATACCTGGAACTTTGGTTGATAGTCTAACAAGTTTAAAAACAAAGCAAAGAACAACCAACCTCCCAAACTTAGGCAGACTCGAAGAAGGCGCAAAAGGATTTAAGCAAGGTTTTTCTGATGCAGTAAAAGATATGAGGGCCAATGTAAATACTTCGCCAACACAAGGCCAAGCAGAAATACAAAAGGCTAGAGTGTTCAAAAATAATGTGTTGAATAAACTTGATGAAACAGTATCGAAAGCTTTACAGTTGGGTGATAGGCCATTCTATCAATCAGCTTATAATGATAGAATTATGCAACTAAAGCAAATTAACAAAACCGATGTTGTAACCGATACTATGAAGCTTGATGCAGAGGAATTTGCACTAGAAAGAACCTTCCAAAATGACACTGAAATATCGAAGGTATTCAGCAAAATTAAAAAGGCCTCTGATAATCCAATATATCAAGTGTTCATAAATACAGTATTGCCATTCACAAAAACTCCTGCAAACATACTAAATAAGTTAGTTGAATACACTCCGGCCGGATTTGTAAAATCAATGGTAGAATTGGGAACATCGGCTAAAACAGGTAGAGTATTTAATCAAAAGTATTTTGTAGATAACATAGGTAGAAGCTTGACAGGCACAGGGTTATTAGCATTAGGTTATGCAGGTGCAAAGAATGGCTTCATAACAGGCAAAGCAGACAAAGATAAGGAAGTTGCTTCAATTGAGAGATTAATGGGTATTCAGCCTTATGCTTTTGTTACTAAAGACGGCTCATATACATTCGATTGGGCGCAGCCTGTTAGCGCATTGTTAGCAATAGGAGCAGATGCTTACTATGCCGGAAAAACAAAAGATACCTTTGCAGAACAATTACAAGCAGGAGCAGAAGCAGCTGGGAATACTTTCTTTAATATGAGTATGTTGCAAGGCATGACAAGACTGTTTAACCAATACAATCCGGCAGCAGGAGTAATCGACAGTTTGACGGGCGGTGTTACTGGGTTAGGTGCGCCAACTATATTAAACCAGACAACGAAAGTATTAGATCCATTTGTTAGAGAAACACAAGGTAGCAAGTTTAAACAAACACAGGCTAAGATACCGGGATTAAGTCAAAACCTTCCTGCTAAATTAGATTTATTCGGTAGACCTATAGAGCAATTCCAAGGTCGCGGAATAGCCAACAAAGCACTAGAAAGCTATTTAAGCCCGGGATATTATGCATCAACTAAGAACTCAACCCCTGAGTTAAAAGAAGCTTACAGAGTGTATAAATCCACAGGAGAAAAGAATATTTTCCCAAGACTTGCACCGAAAGAAATAACCGATAAAGGACAGCCAATTAGATTAACTATTGAAGAGCAACAATCATTCCAAAAGGAAATGGGAGATAAAAACTTAAGAGAACTTAAAGCATTAATTAACAGTGGCCCTTATAGACTTACAAGTGACGAAAACAAAGCAGAAATGTTAAGAAAATTGATTGATGCTAATTACAATGAAACTCGAAAGAGATTTTTAAACAAAATTAAGTCTAGATTAAAGACTTTTAAATAAAAAAATGGGAGAGCTGCCACTCACGACAAACTCTCCCATAACCCCCAATTAAGGAAGTTGTATTTTATTATACACCTTCTTTTTATTTTTTCAACTAAAAGAACGGAGGTAAATAAATGAATAAGGCACAAGAAATAGCAACATCCATAAAATTCTCCGCAGCAGTTGTAGGAACATTGACAGCAAATTTGTTAGGAGGATGGGATATGATGCTTCAAGTATTAGTCGCAATGTCAATTATTGATTTTATCAGTGGAGTAATGGCAGGAGCTTATACTAAGAAGCTATCATCAAATGTCAGTTACAAAGGTTTAATCAAGAAAATAGGTATATATATAATGGTCGCAATGGCTTGTTATCTCGACAAAATGATGAATACTAACATGATGCTAAGAACGGCTATGATAGGCTTTTACATTGCAACAGAGGGTATTAGCATACTTGAAAATATGGGTAGAATGGATATGCCATTACCTAAATTTATTAAAGATATGTTGATACAGCTAAAGGAAAAATCAGACGGAGGAAATTAATATGCAAAACTTCATCAATCAAATACTTCCGGGAGCAAAGAGGGCGCATGCCGAATATGGTGTGTTGCCCTCTCTTACTTTATCTCAAGCAATACTAGAATCTAATTCCGGCAAATCCTCGATAGGCAACAATATATTTGGCATAAAAGCTACATCGACTTGGAAAGGTAAAAAACAGCTAGTTTGGACTACTGAATATATCAAAGGTGTTAAAACTAAAGTGCAAGCATGGTTCCGAGATTATGACAGCATAGACGAATCTATATTAGATCACGCAAAGCTATTGACATTAACAAGATATAAACCAGTTGTTGCTGCAAAGGATTATAAAGAAGCTTGCATTCAAGTACAAAAGTGCGGATATGCTACAGACCCCAAATATGCCACTAAGCTAATTAACATCATAGAACAAAATAAACTCAACCTACATGATGTAGAATTAACAGAGGAACAACTCTTAAGTGCTGCTATAGACAAACTAAGTAAATTATCAAAACCAATAATAACTTCACCTTCGTTCTATAAAGAAAATGCCAAAGAAGGTAAAATGATACCCGGGGAATATGTGGCAATTATACTTAAAAGAATGGCTGATTATTTAGGGTAGCTACGGCTACCCCTTTTTTATGCTATAATATAACAAAAACTATATGAGGTGTATATGAAAGATATATTAATATTCGGCTGTGGCGGTCATGCAAAGGTAATAACAGATATTATCGAAAAACAAGGCACATACAATATAGCAGGTTTCGTTGATGCATATAATGCGCCGGGCGAAACATTTATAGGCTATCCGGTTTTGGGTAGCGAATCCGATATATTGGATATAGGTATAAACTTGGGGATAGTTGCTATAGGTGATAATTGGACAAGAAGTAAAGTTGTCAATAAGGTATTAAGTATAAATAGTCAATTTAAATTTGTAACTGCCATTCATCCTTTTACTTCCATTGCAAAAGATGTTGTTGTAGGTGATGGCACTGTAATAATGGCAGGAAGTATAATAAATAGCAGTACGAAAATAGGAAATCATTGTATAATTAATACTAATTCGTCAATAGACCACGATAATACAATAAATGATTTTTCGAGCATTGCACCAGGAGCAATAACAGGTGGAAATGTAAATATCGGAGAGTTCACATCAATTTCTCTAGGCGCAAAAATAAAACATGGCATCACAATAGGCGAACATAGTGTAATAGGAGCAGGAAGCGTTGTACTCAAAAATGTAGACAGTAACGTTGTGCAATATGGTGTACCTGCCAAACATATAAGAAATAGAAATAAAGGTGATAAAAGTTTAGGGTAGCTTCGGCTATCCTTTTTTTATTTTTTGGTACTTGCAAATACTTAACATGGTTTACATAGTATGTAATATAACTGTAAAGCAACTATAAAATCAGTATGCTTCGAAGCTACAACAAGGAGAAAAGCAAGGTCGAGGGGGCAAGCTTTGGCTAAATAAAGGCAATAAGATATATTATACCATTTCCCCCATGTAAACCCGGACAATGAAGTCTTTGGCTCCGTCCCGGGCGACTTCTAATATATCCCCTAGCAAAAGCAAAACACTATCGTTAGCCTTACATAAAAAGGGGGTAGAGCAAATTGGATCTCGCTATATTAATCACATTCACTGGCATAGGCTACTATATCTTATCAGAGTTTTTCGCCAAAGAGCAAACATTAGAAGATTACCTAAGGCACGGCATTAATACTGGTCAAACTGGTACTGGCAAATCTGTTAAATGCAGAAATGATATACTTGAATTTAAAAAATATGGTGGCTGTTTATTTATAGACCAACATGGAGTAGATAGCGAAAAGCTTTTAAATGAAATACCATTGGAAGATGTAGAAAGAACTATATATATTAATCCCGCTGATTTAGAAATGCCTATAGGAATTAGTGTTTTTAGTGATGAAAAAGGGGAGCTGCAGAACGAATTATCTGTTAACCAATTGATATCCATATTTGAAGCTTTATGGTCAAATAGCATCGGGCCACAAACTGAAGATTTAATAAGAATGTCTAGTTTATCCATAGTAGAGCAGGAAATATCAACTTTACTCGAAGCTTATTTAATGCTTACAAGTGAACAGTACAGAAATAGTATTAATGTAAAAAATGAAGTAGCGAAAGATTTTTGGGAAAATTGTTTTCCTGATTTTAAATCAACTCAATTAGCGCCGCCCTTAAATAAATTTCGTGCATTAATTGCTCCAACTGTGCATAGGCTTGTACTATGTCAGAGTAAACCGAAACTAGACCTACTTCAAGCCATGGACGAAGGTAAAATAATTATCTGTAATTTTTCTCAAAAGTTAGGGGATAAAACAAGTCAACTTTTATCAGCTATCACCGTAAGCAAAATACAACTATTAGGCTTTACTCGAGATGAAAATAGTAAACCTTTCGGAGTATTCCTTGATGAATTTCAAAATTATGTTATAAGAACATTTTCCAAGTTTCTTTCAGAAGCACGAAAATTCAATATGCCTATGAGTTTATATCACCAATATAATTCGCAGGTTCCTGATTGGTTACTTGATGCCATTGCCGGAAATTGCGGAAGTAGATATAGCTTTAGAGTCGGAGAATTAGATGCAGCATACCTAGCTAAATTTCTAAAACCTTTTACTGAAGATGATTTAATTAATTTGCCTAATTTCAAGTATATTGCAAAGCGACTAGTCAATGGCAAAAAGGAAAAGCTTGCAATCAAGTATAAGGCTCCAAAACCTCCAAAGGTGTATGGTTATGGCGAAGAGATTAAAAAACGTTCTAGGGAACTTTACGGCACACCAAGGGGCAAAGTTGAGGAAGATATTAAAAATAGGATTAATGCAAAAACGAAAAGCACAAATGAGGGGGAATTTTAATGATACTGACTAAAAGAGATAAGCAAATGTTAATCACACTTCATAACAATAGGTTTATGAATACCGACCAAATTGCGGAGCTCTTCTATAAATATGACGAAGAAGGCAAAGAAAATAAACTATATAGAGATATTGCCTTAAGACGGCTCCGCAAAATGAAAGCTAAAGAAAACTTATTGATACTTGAATATATTCCCTATGCTAGAGAGAGTAAAGTCTATACCCTAGCCGAAAAAGGCTCAATCATGGTATGCAGTTGGCTTAATAAAAAATATGAAAGCTTTACATCTAAAAATGATATGCTCCAAATAGGCTTAGTCGAACACAGTTTAGAGATAAATGATATATACATACGATTACTGGCATTATGCCAAAAATACAATTATGAAATGCTGGCTTTCTTAGTTGAAAGACACAATCGCAGAACAGTAAAGCATAATGGAATGAATATGACTTTTCAACCCGATATGTTTATGATAATAAAAAATAGATCCACACAAAAAGGCAAAGCCTATTATGTTGAATTAGACCGAAACACCGAAGCACCTAAGAAGTTTGCACAAAAGGTTATAGCCTATGAATCCTTTTATCATGCTGATGTGTTTAAAGAGGATTGGAACAATCAAAACATAAGACCTGACATATTAGTATTAACCGATAATAAAAATCGTTCTGAAAGGCTACAAAGTGCAATCAAGAGTAGTTTGAAATGGGTATTTATAGAGAAGGATAATATAGAAATAATATTTAGGGGGTAGCTATGGATATAAAGCATAAAGATTGTAAAATAACCGATATTAAATTAGATAGTCATGTACAAATAGATTGGGTAAAGAATGAATATAAAAGCGATTTTAAATATACTGATGTGAAAGTAAATGATATGAGGAAAGACAAACCAATTAAAGAATTTCAAATATAAAAGGGACTATATAAAGTCCCTTCTTTTATTGCTTTATGCCACTATTTATTTTTCAATGACAGTTACCATTTCACCATCAATTACCACGGCATCACCTTTGTAAATTTGTTTCGCCCCTTTGCATGTAGGTATAATGATTGAATTTCCAATCCTTCTAATAGTCTTTGACTTACTTGGCAAATTTTCTAAAATCTTCAAGATGTTATTTTCACTGCCTGTAAATTGTATTTCCATTCCCTTTACCTCCCTTATATAATACTAGGGGTTACACTAAGCCTTCTTGAACTCCATCTTTGGTTTCGAAATCTCCATATGGATGTGAAATTTCTGATACCTGGAAAAATCTACTACCGCAACTTGCACAAAGATATGTGTCAATATCATATTTTTCATGTATATATGTTTCATCTGTACTAATATAGCTACTACATTCATTAGGGCAATCTAGCATTCCACTATCTGCACATGGTTTGTTTCCACTTGTTTTTAAATAACCAACAACTTCACTCAAACTTTTTCCTACTAAAACAATTTTCATCCCTACTTCCTCCATAATACTTTTTTATTCCTATCCTCTACAGACTTACGGATATATTCACTCACATTCTCTTGCTCTATCTCCGCAGCCTTTTCCGTTTCTTCCTTTAGCTTTGGCGATACCCTTACATCAGGAAACTTCTCTGTTTTAACTCTTACCATTGTTCACCTCGTAGATGTTTCCTATTACTTCTAATTCTTGCACATCATCCCATAAATATATTCCATCTTCTCCGTCTAAACTTTCTAGCATAAATGATGCACATTCAAATTTTACTATCCCTATAAATCCATCGTGTTTTGACCCTATTAAATCGCAAGTGCGTTTGGCTATATCTCCCTCATATATCTCTACACCATTCTTATCTTTTAAGCCTGTGTATTCTCCAAGAGTTTCTATTTTAATAATATTATGTTTCGCAAAAGCCAATGCACCATTATCTTTACTGGGTAATATGAACCAATAATTAATGCCATCAAAATAATACCCATTGCTGTAAATCCATTTGTCATATACATTATCTTTCGCTCTGAATTTAATTTCCCTCATATAAATACCTCCTATAATTTAATATCTAATTATAGTATATTCCTCTTGTCGGACAAAAGCAAGACTTGTTTGTGGAATTATTTAACTATTTTATTTCAATATTTTTCCTAAAATAATCTATCATATATCTAACAAACGCACTTTCATTTTCAAACTTTTTAGCCGTTTCCTTTATATATTTCTTCTGCGACCTTGTAACATTTGCTACAAGTCTTTCGTCTACCAATTCAGATTTAACAGGGGTTTCAACAGTGTACTTATTAGTGACATTGTTAGTGTACTGTGTAGTGCCTTGTTCATTGTCATTGTTACTACTTTGTTCACTACCTTTGTTATTGTCTTGTTCATCATTCTGTGCATTGTCTTTGTCATTATCTTGCTTAGTATTAAGTTCACTATCTTTCTGAAAAAAAATGCCGACCCCTTGCCCTGGCTTTATCCTCTCCGATATATTAACCTTGCTCGCCACGATCTATTACCTCCTGTGCTAATCTTTCGTATAATTCACCTAACTCTTTATCAATATCACATACTGGCAAACCTTCAACAGTTGAATCTTGGAAAGCAACTCTATCAGGTATAACCACATTAAAAGCTAATCCAGTACCTTGAATGATTTCTAACACTTGTTTATTATGGTTATTTTTCTTGAACATTGTCGGCAACAAGCCTAGTATTTTTAACTTAGGATTATAAGCCCTACATTCCTCTATTGTATTCTGCAACAAGCCGAAACCTTCCCAACATAGGAATTGAGTTTGCATCGGTACTACTACCCCATCAGAAGCCACCAAAGCATTTATAGAAAGGTTTCCTAATGACGGAGGGCAATCTATAAGGATATAGTCGAAGAAGTCTATAACTGGCTTTAAACAGTTTTTAAGGGTATCGTGTTTGCCTTTCAACTCCAACTCTGCAGCCGCCAAATTAATATTGCTTGGTACAAAGAAGAAATTCTCATTGTCTGTGATTATATCTTTTCTTATGTCATACCCATTCAACACATTGTATATTGTGGTTCCCATCAGATGCGGTTCAAACTTCATGCTGATTGTTAAACTGCTCTGTGCATCAAAGTCTATCAGTAGTACTTTTTTACCTTTGTTGATTAATGCCCATCCTAAGTTTAATGTTGTAGTGCTTTTACCTATGCCACCCTTTTGATTAATGATTGATATTACCTTTGCCATTCAAATACCCCCTATTTATTATTATTTGCCCTATAGAGCATAGTTTTTATGTATAGTCATAAACTAATATGTTGAATATGTAAAATGGCTTAAAAACGATTTAAACATCAATGAATTTATTAATCTCATAATCTGCTTTTTCTGTTACTAATGCTTTCTCAAAGTAGTTCTTGAATGATTTGATATTTCCTGCTCTGTATTGGTCTATTACCCTATCGTAAACCAATAAAACTCTATCCTCTGGTAACTTCATTTTGTCTGAATAATGTCTGAGCAAATCATCTATCGTGTCAAACTCCATCAGATCAGATTTATTATTACACTCATTATTATTAATATCATTTATTAGTAGTATCGGATTTTCCTCATATGGCTTTTCCTTATCGGGAAATTCCGTAAGTGGCTTTTCGTCCATATCCGGCTTTTCCGTAAATGGAGTTTCATAAACCTTACTTTCCCAATACAGTATTTTACCCTTATCGTCTTTTACTGGATATTTTTCCATATAGCAATATTCTTTAAGTTCTTTTAGTCCGGCATAAACACTATCTCTACCATCTTTAGACTTTTTTATTAAATGTTCTACTATAACAGTCCAATCATCAGGCTTGCTTAATAAATATGATAATATTCCTTTAGCTTTCCAACTCAATCTATCATCAGATAAAAATTCTTTATTCATAATTACATATGGATTATCTTTATTTTTAACTACCCTAACGATACTTTTATCTTCTTTTCCCAATTAAAAAAACCTCTCTTTCATCTTAAGCGAAAGGAGGTTTAATCTTCTATACTAAATATTATATAAAAAGCTTGCATAAATTCAAGCAAATGGTATAATAATAAGTAAAAGAATATTAAAAACCTCATAGAAGCTCATTCCTAAAGTTTGGTCGCAGAAGGAATGAGTTTTTCGCTTTTTGTTATCTTAATTCTACATTAATTTTCCTCAATGGACAAGTTTTATTTCAATCAGCCTTAACCTTTATAAAATCACTCACTTCACAATCCAACGCTATACATATCTTGGAAATTACGTTAAAATCTATACTAGAAGTCTTATTGTTCGACAATTTACTTATCGTAGATTGTGAGATTCCAGTTTCCTTTTCTAGCCAATATCTTGATTTTCCTTTACTTTGCAATAATTCTGTAAGTGTAACTACCACCATTTTACCACCCCATTAATAGTAGTATACACAATAAGTACGTTTTATGCTATATAGTATTAAAAATAATTAGCTTATACAATAAATAGTTTTTGTAATAATTAGTGTTGACAACGGGTATTATAATGGTATATTATGGTTTTGGGGGTGTTCAGCAGCATGAGAAAAAGAATAAGACGCGGAGATATATGGTTCATAAATACACCGGAAGGAATAGGGTGTGAACAGCAAGGCGATAGAGTTGCATTGGTAATAAGTCCGGATATATGCCAAGAAAAATCAGACAATGTAATCGTCTTACTGGGGACAAAACAAGAGAAAAAAGTAGACCTTCAAACTCAATTTGTAGTAAATACGGATTGGGGTTTGAAATATGATACAGTTTTCATGGCAGAGCAAATCAAAAGTGTAGATAGACAAAGATTTATGATGTACTGTACTCACTTAGATAATTTCAAGATGCAGGAAGCTCATAAAGCAATGTGTGTAGCGCAAGGATTACTTGAACCTATCAATAATAAATACATCAAATTACTAATCGACTACATAAATATGCTAGATCAAGAATTAATAACATATCAATCAGCTTCTGTGCAAAAATTGCGAGAAGAAAAAATCATTGAGTTAAAAGAATACTGTGAAGAATACAGATATGACTACAGAGTGTTTCTCGAGAGGTACTTGTTGTTTAAGGAGGTCGAGAATATTGAAAGAATTTACAGCTAGAAAAAACGAAGTACTAGAAATGTATAAAAAAAACCAGTATTTAGAGACAGCCAATAGATGCGCAGAATACATAGGCTATATAGATTTAGACGATTTTGAAATGTTCGGAGAATTGTATTTCTTCAATGATGTTATATTCAACTGTTTCTTTAGATTAAGTGATGAAGAACAATGCTTAAAGGCTAGTAAAGAATGTGTAAGATATGCAACTACAGATTATGAAACTCGCAAGGCTATACAAAATCAAATAAGGCTTGCAGTAAATATAGGAAAAGAACATGAAGCATTAGTCAAGATAGAAGATAACCTGGAGTATTTTAAAAGTATCGACCATACATTATCATATGCAGATACATTAGTTTTAAAAGGAAAGGCAACAAAAGATTCAAGCTACATCAAAGAAGCTATTGAAATATATAAACAATCAGATATTGACACAACAGCAGAGCAAGAGCGAGCAAAAGCAGCGATTAAAGCATTAAGACATTTATCCTAATACATACGTGCAAAGTAAATTTACATATACCCCTTTGCAAAAGGAGGTGATACAAATGAAGAAGTTAATAGCAATACTATTAATAGTAATGACATTGATAACAGTAGGTGTGTTCGCTTGGGATGATACGGATCCAAGAGGTAAAAGAATAGGTTGGGATGATACAGATCCTAGAGGAACATCAATAACAGTTGCTTGGGATGATACAGACCCAAGAGGGCCCGGAATAATAAAGGCATAAAAATAGCGAGGTTAATTCCTCGCCTTTTTTATTGGGTTTGTTCGTATGTATTAGGTTTCTTTCCGGGACATTCAACAGCTTCTTTCTTACCGCCTATCGTAATAGTTTTAACCTTCTTCAACAGACATTCATCACATTCCTCTCTACATTGCATAATTTTATCCCCTTTATAGTTAGTAAGTATATTGTAACAAATAAAGAAAGAGATGGGAACATACGTTCTCATAAAATTATTATATTTTCATATATATTCGCAAGAACGCAAAGAAAAACAGGTATAATTTTATTTTACACCCGTTCCCTATATAAATAAATGTATATCGTTATATATAATATGACATTATTCGACTAATATATAATTAGATTGTCATTTCTTTGCGTTACGCAGCCAATCAATCATAACACCCATATGAAAAGGAGTAATCTTATCCAAGTCATACCCTTCTAACATTTTAGCCACTGTTAAATATGGTGTATTTTCCTCTTTAACTACAAACTCCTGCAGATCAGGTGGAAGGTGCTTAAATATGCTTTCCTCATCATAATAAATCTTTTCTTCGTCAATTCCGTTAATTAAAATTTCCTCAATGCTACAATCAAAAAATTCTGCCATTTTGTGAAAAACTTCTGGGTCAGAATTCTTGACCTTATCCTTTATTATCTTATAGACATTTCCGTCACTCATGCCTATAAATTCGGATAACTCTTTGACATTCTTTTTATTCTTCTTTAGTAAGAAGTCAATTTTCTCACCTCTGGTCACTTTTTTCACCCCCCAATGTTCATATATTCTCTTATTCTATCATTTATTATATACAATTTCTACAAGCAATATTCTCTAACAACGATATGAGAATTATTTAAAATATATTTGAGAATTTATGAGAAATAGTATTGACAGTGTGAGAAAATGCGAATATAATATGAGTATAAGGTTAAACTATAAGAAAAGAGGTGATAAAACATGAGACTTGATTATTGGTTAGCTGAAAAAGATATGACAGCAAAGCAATTAAGCGAGAAAGCAGACTTAAATTATTCTACTGTGCGTGACATAAAGAGCGGAAAAGTAAAAACAGCAAACCCAAGGACAGTGAGAAAATTAGCGAACGGCTTAGGTATAGAAGTAGCTGAGTTGATGAGGGAGGTATAAGGATGAAATTAACAATCTGTAAATATTGCAATGGCACTGGAAGAATTCACAAACCTAAAAAAGAATTTACATGGCAAAGAAATAATGCAATTCCAGTAAACGAACCTTGCCCCAAATGTTACGGCAAAGGAACTAAATAAGGAGGTATAAACAATGCCAATTAAAGTTAATATGACCGGAGAAAATCCAAACCTATCAGTAGAAGTAAATCGTTTCGGCAATGGCAAAGTAAACTATTGCACAATAAAATTAGGCGGTAGTGAAAGCCAAGATACGGGAGCCTTAGAAATAGAACTTGATAAAAGTACTTATGAAGAATTATTAGAAAAGATGGACTTTGCATACTTTGATGAAACTAAATCAGATCTCGAAGCAAAGGTTGAAAAGCTAGAGTTACAAATTATTAGACTAGAAGGTAAATTAAACGAAGCTTCGACTAGAGAGGTGGCTTAAATGAATATATATGAAAAATTGCAAAAGTGCAGAGTGGACCTGCAAAACTCAAAGCTCAAAAAATCCGGCAAAAACAAGTTTGCTAATTATGATTACTTTGAATTAGGTGACTTTCTTCCAAGGATCAACGAACTGTTACACGAAAACAAATTAGCTTCAATATTCAGCTTTAATACAGATGCAGCACTATTGACCATAGTAGATACAGAAAAAACCGAAGATAAATTATCATTCAGCACGCCAGTAGCAATGGCAGAACTTAAAGGAACTCACGCAATTCAGAACATAGGAGCAACTCAGACTTATGTAAGAAGATACTTATATGTTATGGCATTTGAAATAACAGATTGTGATGCACTAGACGCAATTCCACCTAAAGATGATTCGGAAAAAAAAGAAATTGCAGAATTTGAAAGCCATAAAAACAAGAAGATTAATGCCACTAAACTCCAAACATTGAGAAACTTGATTACAGATTCACATTCAAACGAAAAGAAGTTTTGCGACTTCTACGGCATAGCAAGTCTCGAAGAAGTTATCAACGATCAATTTGTAACCATGATGAAAGCACTCGAAAACAGAATCGAAATCAACAAGAAAAAAGCCAAAGAAAAACCAATAGAGCAACCAACGGAACCAATCGAAGAACTAAATATATAGGGGGGTAAATTAAATGAAAAACCTAGAAATGAATATCAGCAATCAACAACTACCAGTAATAACATTCAACTTTGAGGAAATCAAATCAACCTTAACTCAATCAATGGAGCAGTACAAAAACCTAATAGTAACCGAGGAAACTTTATCAATTTGTAAATCAGATCAAAAGGAACTGGCAGGAGTAAGAATCAAGATTGACGGCTACAGAAAAGATGTCAAGAAAGAAATGTCAAAGCCTATTGATGAATTTGAAGATAAGTGCAAACAGCTTATCAAAGTAGTTGAAGAAGCAGAGAAGCCACTAAAAGAAGCCATTGCAGTATTTGATGATAAGAAGAAAGCAGAGAAAAGATTAGTAGCAGAGGAATGTATAAAGGAAACAATTGCAAAGCATGGCTTAAAAGACGAATTTGCAGCAGAACTCACAGTACAAGACAGTTATTGCAACCTAACAGCTACTTATAAAACTGTAGCAGAAGATATCGAGCAAAGAGCATTTATTGCAATTGGCAAACAACAAGCGCATGAAGAACTTCTAGAAATGCTACAAGGCACTATAGACAATGTAAATCAAGGTATTAATACTAAACTATCACTAAATGAATTTGATTACCTTATAAGAAACAGAATGCCAGGTAAAGAGATAATAAACGAGATCAACAAGAGAGCAGAAAAAATAAAACTAGCAGAACTACCAAAAGAAGAAGTCAAGGTTGAGGTTGTTGCTCCTACTCCAATAAAAGTTGAAGCCAAAGAAAGCGAACCAATGTACTTTGTAGAGTTAAGAATTGAAGATACAAAAGGCAATATAGAAGCACTTGCAAAGTTTATGAAAGAGAATGGTTATGCTTACACAACTATAAATAAAGGTAGGCTGTAGCATGTTAGACCTATGCGAACACTGTAACAACTGCATAGAAACAGAAACTAAGTTTGAATGTCCTATACATGAAGATACAAGTGAATGTGAAGATTTTGAATTCAATGTAAATCAATTATTTTAGGAGGGGTAGAGTATGGATAATAAATTACCATTTACACCAAGACCGTGGAGCAGTTTGAAGGAAAGAGTTTTAGATAGCGACTTTATACAAATATGTGAATGCAATAGTGAATCAGAATCTGAATTCATAGTAGAATCCTGTAACAACTATGAGAAGCTACAACGGATAAATAAAGAGTTGCTTAGAGAATTTGAACAACTATTGCAATATACCATAGAAAAGAATGACGATAGTTGGCATCATAGAGCATCATCACCTTTTAGATATGAGTATATACAAGACCTTGAAAATTTACTCAAGAAAGCTAAGGAGGTATAACACCTATGACTACATACAGAAGATTGGGCAGCAATGCCCTTAACATTACCAAGAAAATCGTACAAGGCGGAGTTTGGTTTATATCATGCTTACTATTTGATATGTGGATGATATATAAGTTTTTAGAGTAGGTCGGGAAATGAATAAAATGCGCAACGCTCCAATGTCATTAAAAGGCAGGTGAAGATATGGAGTTATGGCAATTAAGGCAAAGGCAGAGCAATCCATTAGAAGTGAAAGAAGTAATATCAGAATTACGAATAAGGCAATGGTATGAAGCGAACGAAGGCAATGTTTATGTGAGTTTCTCAGGGGGCAAAGATAGTACGGTTTTACTTGATTTAGTATGGTCTATATATCCTCATGTGCCAGCAGTTTTCATTGACACAGGGCTTGAATATCCAGAAATAAGGGATTTTGTTAAAACCTTCGGGGATAAAGTGAAATGGTTGAAACCCAAAATGCATTTCAAAGAAGTAATAAAAAAATATGGATATCCTGTTATCAGTAAAGAACAATCATTTCGCATAAGGAAATTAAGAAACCAAAATCTTACTGAAAAGTACAGAACAGCACAGCTTGAGAAACTAGGCAAGTGGAAAACATTATTAGCTGCTCCGTTTGAGTGTTCAGAACAATGCTGTAATGCAATTAAGAAAAAGGCGTTCAAAGAATACGAAAAGAAAACTGGAAATAAGCCAATTATAGGCATGATGGCAGCAGAAAGTAGTTATAGAGAACAGCAATACCTTGAAACAGGTTGCAATGCTTTTAATCTTGGTAGACCGCAGAGCCAACCAATAGCCTTTTGGACTGAAAAAGATATATGGGATTATCTAAACACCTATAAAATTCCTTATAGTAAAATTTACGATATGGGAGAAACAAGAACAGGTTGTATGTTCTGCATGTTTGGCGTTCACCTAGAAAAAGAACCTAACAGATTTCAACGAATGGCAACAACACACCCACAGTTATATGATTACTGCTTCAAGGAGTTAGAAGAAGGTGGACTTGGTTTAGGGCATGTACTCGATTATATTAATGTCCCATACAGAATTTATGAAGGAAAGTTTTTAAGCGAATACAGAAAGGTTAACGGAAAGTATCAAGAACAGTTAAAAATGATAATTTGATGTTACACAGTTCAAGCACTTAATGTAGGAGGGATAACATGGAAGAACCAAGATGCATCAATTGCGAATACCACTCCTGCACAAATGATAATCAACTTATAAGGCACAGATGTAGAAGAAAAGAATATCCACTAGAACAGTTTGAATACATACGCACTAGTCCTGAATGGTGTCCTAAACGATATAGAGTGTTTTGGTAGGAGGTCAATATGTGCAAACATGAACCGGATAAGTTAGATAGAGGATGTATCAAAAGCACAAGATGCATCAAATGCGGAGTAAAGATAAAGGTTAAAAAGTGAGGTGATTAGATGTCAGAGGTCAAATGGATAAAGATTGTAACAGACATATTCGACGATGAAAAAATACTTTTAATAGAAAGTATGCCGGAATCAGATGCAGTAATCGTGATATGGTTTAAACTTCTTTGCCTAGCTGGAAAGAACAATAACAAAGGGGTATTTACTCTAAATGAACGGATAGCTTACACAGATGAAATGATAGCAACTATATTTAGAAGACCTTTAAATGTAGTAAGAATGGCACTTAAGATATTTGAACAATATGGAATGATTGAGATTATTAACGGAGTAATTACCATACCTAATTGGGGCAAACATCAAACCTTAGATCAAATTGAAAATCGTAGAAACTACCAAAGAGAGTATATGCAAGGCAAAAGAGCAGAACAAAAGTTGTTAGCAGAGTGTAAACCTAACAGTAAACCTAACGTTAGTCCTATAGAAAAAGAAGTAGAAGAAGATAAGAATAAGAAAAAGAATATATATAGCGATTTTACTTCTAATACTGATTTGCTCCAAACATTGAATGATTTTGAAAAAATGCGCAATTCACTAAAGAACGGAAAAATGACAGATAAAGCTAGACAAATGATGTTAACAGAATTAAGCAAGTTGGCTAATGCAGATGAAACTAAAATAAAAATACTAGAGCAATCAATCTTTAATAATTGGAAAGGAGTATTTCCATTAAAAGAACCATCAAAAGCAATATCTAATCAGAAAAAGACCTTCGACAACTTCAACGGAAGGAAATACGAAACTGATTATGGAGATCAATTTGTAGAGAAACCAATACCTATACAAGACGATGATATTAAAAAAGCTTTAGAGGAAATGAGAGCAGCAACTTCGTTATAGTGAAAAACCCTAGACCTTCTCATTATCTAATATAGCCAAATAAAAGATTCTTATACATACGAGGTGACTATGAGAATAGATGAAAAAGTATATCAATCATACAGAGACTTTATACGTGACCATTGCCCTACAATTAAACGCTGTAAGCATTGCAAACATTATAAAGGCAAGTGTACACATGAAAGTCATCCAGTAAAGCCACTGTTTGAGCAAGGTGAACCAATTTAATTATAGGAGGGTTAATCAATGGATTATGAAATAAGAAATGTCTATCGAGAAGCAATAGAACCAAGTGAATGTATACCTAGAAAAATGACCGACGAAGAACGGCTTAGATATGGCAAACCTAGACCAAACAGTAATGAACCATATTGGATATTAAAGAATCCTGCAAAATGCAAGGAATATCAAAATACATACGGCTTATCAGATGAACATATGGCAGATTTAAAACAATGTATGGCACAAAAAGGATATGAAAATCAACTATATGCAAAGGTAGAAAATAGGAAAGCAATTAAAGAACTAGCAACAGCAACTTATAAAACACATAACCAAGCAGAGTTTGAAGCAGAGATTATACCAATGGGGCCGATAATACAATGAACAATGTGAAGTCGCTGGATAACAGCCAAAAGATAATTTTAGATTTATGCGGCGGTACTGGGAGTTGGTCAAAGCCTTATAAAGAAGCTGGATATGATGTAAGAGTTGTCACCCTTCCAGAACATGATGTTTTGACATATGAGCCGCCAACAAATACATACGGAATATTTGCAGCACCACCTTGCACAATGTTTAGTTTGGCAAGAACTACAGCAAAAACTCCTAGAGATTTCAAACAAGGTTTAGAGATAGTTGAAGCTTGCGAAAAGATTATAAGGCAATGCAGAATTAATGGCGGCTTGAAGTTTTGGGCATTAGAAAATCCTGTAGGCTATTTAAGACAGTTTTTAGGCAAGCCGTACCTGACCTATCAGCCTAATGAATACGGAGATAATTACACTAAAAAAACTGATATATGGGGATATTTCAATCTGCCAGTTAAATGCAAAAGAGAATTGACAGCAGAAGAAATAGCGAAGTGTTCAGTAAACAACAGAGATTTACCACAATTGCCGGAAGGATATAGACCGCCAGACGGCAACTTACAAGCAGCAAGAAGGGCAATGACCTCACAAGGTTTTGCACAAGCATTTTTCAAAGCTAATCAATAAATTTAAGGAGGGCAAACAATGAATAAATCAATTTTAGTAGGTAGGTTAGTTAAGGACCCGGAAATCAGATACACAGCCAACAACCAAAAGGCAGTAGCAAAATTCACAATAGCAGTAAATAGACTATTCAAACAAGAAGGTCAGCCTGATGCAGATTTTCTACCAATCGTAGTATGGGGTAAGCCAGCAGAGAATTGCGGTAAATACATCGCAAAAGGTAGCTTGGTTAGTGTAGCAGGAAGAATTGCAACACGCAGCTGGGATGATAACGATGGTAAAAGACACTTTGCAACAGAGGTTATAGCTGATGAAGTTGAATTCCTCGATAAGAAGGGTGAAGTGAAGCAAGAAAGCCAAGACAGTAATAATTTTAAACCTGCGGAGGAAGAAGATGACTTGCCATTCTAATCTAAAACTAGAATTTGCCAAATATGCAGCAGAATTATACTTTGAAAAGCCTGAGATAACAGCAAGAGAAGCTATAGAAAAGGCTGTAAAAAAATATAAGGGGGATAAGGAAGATGCCTAATTCAAGATGCACACTTAATGGCGAGTGTAATTCAGAGGGCGAATGTGGTGATTGTGATTTTCTCTATAGAGAGGAATTGGACACTATCACAGTGAAAGAGGGGGAAGAAAAATGCAAGGTGTAATTATATTCGGTCAAATGGGTTCCGGTAAAGACACAGTTGCAGATATGCTCAGAGAATATGGATATACAACGGCAAAGATTGGTAAATACATACGAGAGAACGTTGATAAATACAATTATGCTTTTGAAAACAAAAGACCTTTATATCAGCAGTATGGACAAATGTGCAGACGATTGTTCGGCGACAATGTTTGGAATGAAGCACTTGAAAATGACTTAATAACAGAGGTTGCAAAATACAAAATAGGCTACTTTGCAATAGCTGACGGAAGGCAATTGAACGAGTTTGAATATTGGAAAAGCAGAGGATTTTTAACAGTAGGTATATTAGCAGATGCAAACATAAGAGATAAAAGGCTTATAGAGCGTGATGGAATAAGTCAAAAGCAATACTTCAATCATCAAACGGAAATTGAAGCAATGGAATGTATTCAAAGGTGCAGTTACATAGTCAATAACAACGAATCCTTTGAGTTTTTAAAAGCACAAATAGATATGATCGTTAAAATGATTGATTAGGGGGTTGGAT